CACCGCTAGTGCCCACGTTTCATAATCCGCTTCTGATCCTCCCATCGGCGGATTTTGGATCCGCTGCAAGATCCGCTGACGTAATTGATTATCGGTTTCCTCATCCGCACCACCGGTCAAGTCAAGTACGATCGCATTCTCTGCGCCTGAAACCGAAGCAACGAAAGATAAGATTGTCCCGGCTTCCAAGTTACCAATGATCCCAGGATCAACCGCACGAATGTGTACGATGACGGGACTCGAGCCTAGCGTAATTTCTTCCAACGTTTCATAAGTAACGGTACCATCGGTAAGCTGCGTCGCCGCAGGGACGATAACCCCGATCGCACCATTAACCTCTGCGGTGCCCGAAGCAAGCGCCGCGCTCTTGCGGCCTACGCTGCCATCCGCGTTCACCAACCAGATGTCCCCGTGCCGGTCCAGCCATTCCGTCTCTGCGGTATCCGGCAACAATTGTAACGCGAGCCAATCCAGATAGCGCAAGGTTAGGTGCGCCATCGCAGCCATTGCGTCTGCCATAACGCGAAGCACGCTGTTACCGACAAACGACGCACGACCGAGGCTCGTGGTAATTTCTCCGCGAATTGTTTCACGAACAACTCGGAGCGTTGGTGTAGTCCAGGGCATGCGCTAATTCCTGATCCCGTCCCACAAGTTTTGAAAGCGCAACTCGATCTGCGATTGCGGTCCACGAAAAACTCGGACCAATACGTTGATGCGTTCGATACTACCGCGCGTGGCTTCCACTTCAATGTTACTACAAATGCGGCGGTCGATCATCGGCTGCAGTGCGGTCCTGCAGTAGTGCTCGGCGCGTACCAGCGTTGAACCTTCGCGTGCTTCGGCTGGCGTTATCTTAGCGCGGCTGAGTAGCCAAATCTTTGCGCCGATCGGCCACCCGTCCCAGATTGTTTCCGCGTCGATGTCACCCCACCAGCCGCAGCGATCCGTGCTATCCGGATCCGGTAGAATGTCGTCCGGGTCTGCCAGCGCAAACGTCAGCAGCGCTAGCTTAACAATATTAACGAGCTCTTCCGTTTCATCAAGCGATCCATCGGGCTTGAGCAACCAGTCTGCCCAGATACCTTTAAGATTTGTAACGTTGATAATTCTAACATCCGACATATCACACGCTCAACGCTAGAATTTGTCGCTGCATAAAAAGTGGGTGCACAACTTTATTCTCGGCGATCAATTCTTCGCTTCGTGAACCTTCCCCGTAAATTCGATTTGACAACGCCAAGGATGGATAATGAATTGGCCACGTGTACTGCACCACACGCGGCAGTTGCCGCTCGGTTGCCGACATGTGTTGGATCAACAGCGCAGCAATCTTAACGAAAGCCTGGTAGTCGTTCGCGGCAAATGAATCAGCCTTGTTTAATTTAATATCTTCAATCGCTACGCCCATCGCATCCATCAACTCCGCAACCTCGCCACGGCTCTTGAACACCTGCACCGCGATGATTTCACTTTCTTCAATAAACGAAAACAAGATTGCCGCATTGACAATGGTTGTCCCCATGTGTCGCGCAGGAACTTCAGCAAACATGGTAGCCCGTAGCCGCGCCATTGAATTTAACGTCGCTCCTGCCGCCCGTGCCAACTCAAAGCAATTCAAGAGCTCGGTACCGAGTACCCAATTATCCGCCATCGTAGGAAACTCTGCCAGGAATTTACCAACGGCGGTACGCAAATCCACCGTAGCCTTTCCAGGCTTAGCAGGAAACCGCACAAGCTCGGTCACCAGACGTTTCGAGATTTCTAACGCTTCAATGTATTCTAACTTGTTCATTGACCGGCTCGCGGATCGCCAGGAGGTAAGGCGGCTTGAACGTTCGCAGTCTGCGCAATCGACTTCATCGCGGTCTGCGCTACGTTCTGTAATTGCCGCAGGCTATTAACCTGCTCTGGAAAGTTACCCGGACTTCCGAGCTCGACGAACGTCATCTCGAATGTGCAGTACCCGCCACGCTCACGGGTTTCGCTAACGCTGTACCGCTCACAAATACATTTCTTAGGCTCGCCGATGTATGGATCAATCAACGTCGCGCCTGCCTGCTCGTCCAACACTTTCATCAACGCGCGTTTACCTTCGTGGTACGATGGACCGATGATGTACCCGGTCATCTGATACCGAAACGCGGTGCGTCCCATGTCCTCAGCGAAAGGCTGGCTACGCTTGGGGTACTCGTGCAGCACCACCCGCCGTCCACCAGAGCGTCCCTGCTGCTCGACGTGGAAACGTGCGCTACCGTACGACGCAGGCACCAGCCGCTTCCGCCACGGCGCTGAAGAAACTTCTTGAATGGTAGCCATTAGGAAGTTGGATCCGGTTTAATCTGAATAGGCTGCGTCGACCAGCAACCGCCTTCGTCGACGAAGATTGCAAACGCACCAAACTTCATGTGCACGTGGCTGTTGTCGACCATAAACGATTTAGTCGGACCACCATTCTGGCAAACGATGCTGTCGCCTTTGATGATCACCTTAAACTTGCCACCGCTTTCGTTAAGCTCCCACGTGTTGCTACCCTTGTCGTAGTGGCCTACCAGCTTGTCGCCGGTATAAAACTCGATACGCTTGCCGGTGACGCGGACTTCGGTGTTGACACTCTCGCCTTCGTGCTTATACTTTTCCTTCTTCTGCTCTTGCCCACCCGCAGCCGCTAGGGTACCTGCCGTGGCACCGCCGCTACCTCCAGCATCTTCTTTTTTCTTCTCGATCTTATGCGTCTGCATTTTCTTATTAACATGACGCAAGCTCGCGAACCGCGTGGCGTTTTCTTTTGGATCTTTAACAGACTTTCCGTCGAGCGAGACAACGTACGTACCGTTGCCCTTGAACAACACCATCTGTTCAGAACCATCAGGCGCATAATTCGCACCTTCACCCTCGCTCATCTCATACGGACGTACCCGGCGGTCGTCGACAAAGGCAATCGGATGCGAGCGTTGCCCGTTCAGGTAAAGCATCACGGCTTCAGCAGCAGGACCCTTCGGTTGATCGTGATTCCAATCTCCAGTCTCGCCTTCCTTCTTCGGCGCTTTCTTCTGATCAGGATCTTCTTGCTGCTTAATTGGAAACGCAGTCATGCCGACCGGTTGAAACCGTTCGAAGCTGGTTGGTGACTCGCTATGATAAACGTCCGCCTGCTTTACCTCCTGCATCAAATGATCGTCGTCGAATTCTCGAACGGTCGCTCGAGCCGATCCCATCCGTGCCTGCCGTGCAGCGTTTGCTAATGTACTTCTCATTGCCCTGCCTTTGGAGCGCCACCCATAGCGTTGGCGTTGCAACACTCGAGCACCACGCGCGTACCTTGTTGGTTGTCCTGACTGTACGTAACGCTTTTAAGTTGTAGCTTCTCGCCTTTCATCACCAGCATCGGTGACGTCACCACGACATCCTGCCCTGGTACCCACAAACCTCCAGACGGTCGCAGCCACCCCTGCAGCGTACCCCAGACGGTTACGTAATCTTCGTTCATCCAATTCTTTTCAGACGTGGCACGACCTTCGTTAATCTTCTTATCCCAGACTGGAAGCTCCGGCACGATCGCACTCGGCACCAACGTGTTGCCCATCATGCTAAACGTCTTCGCCAAGTACGGCAGGTGCGCTGCTGCTGCACCCCACGTCTCATCGTTGCCAGGACGCTGCCCTAGCGTGCTCTGGCTTGCTTTCGGCGCTTCCCCTCCCCCACCGCCTCCAGTGCTCCCACCGCCTCCACCGTCCCCCGGTGGCGGTGCCGCGACCATCGGGATATAGATGGTCTCCCGACCCTCCAGCATATTCTTGCCTTCTACAATCTCGTCGCTGCCACCATGCGGACCAACGACAATTGCGAAGTCGCCTTCTGGTGTTGCCGAATGCGAAATCGATGTCCCGCTTTCCTGTCCGAGGTGCCGCGTAATGGTATCGATGAAATCAATAATCGATTCGCCTGGAGTCACCGAGATCCGAGGGATCTTAATCTTCGGCAATTGCCCACCGAGCACTACCAACTTCTTGTTGACACCCTTCAGCACCGAACGAATAATTTGTTCTGGCTCTTGGTTCTTAAACTCGCCAGTCTGCGTAACCACGCTTGCGGTCGAGAGCTCGAGCAGGTTGGCACATTGGATTTCGATCTGGTGCCGCCGCGCATCAACGAACACTTGCCGCGAATAGACCTTGCCATTGAACGCCAGATGGCCACCCAGATAAATCTCACATGATTCACCCGGCATGATCTGTTGGTTCATCCAATTATCTACCAGCGGTGAACCTTCGCTGCACGTGAACCGCGCGGTCTGTGGCGGATTGCCGCGAAGCTCCTGCTTGACCGTGACGGACTCCCAGTCTTCAAAGTTTCGACCGTTGACGATCAACCGCGCAACGTCCGGTCTGCCTCCACCGACACTTGCGCTACTAGGCGTCTCCACTTTACGTGGATCCGGCTGGGGTAATGGTACCTCCGGTGCCTGCTTGTTAACCGTGATTTGTGTAACCACTTACGGGACTACCTGCGCAGGATTGTTACGAAGGTTCAACGTACCGAAAACACCTTGATCCATCAACTCAGCATTAGTCTTCACGCCTTTCGGTGCGCCATTAACTTCTACGTCAATACGAGCCCCTCGATTAGCCGCAGTAGCAGGAGTCAACGCGCTATCGATTTTCTGTCGCGCGTTAGCACTAGTATCCTGCTGCCTTGCGACCGTGCCGTCTGGATTAAGTTTCGGTCCACGCCACTCGACGTGCGCCGGATCTTTACCACCGACCATGCTCCTATCAGTAAGCGGCTGTCCAAGATTTCCTGACGAAAGAGCTTCACGCCACTTGTCTGGATTGGCAAGGATCCATTGCTTCATTGCCGGCGAAAAGAATTGCGAGTTGCCTATGTCGTGCGCCGCAGCCCATGAGTGCGAAGACCAACCGCCACCCCAACGCTTCTGCCGCAAGTTATAAGTGCCGGACGTACCAACCGGTGCATTGGCCTCTGCAAGCTTATCGTAAAACGTTTTAAAATCATTCGCAGCTTCTGGATGCACCCGAAGCTTACCCCACTTGGTATCGATGATCGCAAGCTGATTGGCACTACGGATCGGCGCGTCACCACGATGCTGGAAATAATTATAACCTGAACGTCCACCGCCTCGAGGTTGAACAGCGCCTTCCGTTGGACTACTACCATCACTCGTCGGCGCACCACTACCGGTGCCGTACGAAGGGATCTGAAAACCGCTACCTCCGGTCCCGCCGCTACTCCTAGGTCCACCACCGCCACCGCTCCACATCCCAGAATCATGTTCATCATCGCCCAACATATTGCGAATATCCAATAAGAGGTTATACGAATCTCTTGACGTATCTAATTTCTCTCGAAAGATATTCGTATTCGGCAACTTGAACGTATCCACAGCCTCCGGCGGTGCAGTACCTGCAGGCTGCTCTTCAGCTTTGGCGGACATCGAAAATGCTTTTTTAATTCCCTCCCACAATTCGCCCCATTCCTTTTGGCTCGGCAACAGCCCCTGCTTTTCGCCGAAAACGATGCCCTCTTTCTTCCCGGTAAATTGATCTGACAATTCCTGAAACCACGAACTCGCAGTACTAAATTCTTTCTTGGTCGCTTCGATAAACTTATTGCTATCCCTGACCATAAACATCATGGCGTCGCCCCAGATATTCGCTGTGAGCGTCATCATGTTTGTAGTACCGATATTATATTCCTCGAGCTCGTCCTTGCTATATGAAGTAGGTTGAATTAATCCCTGCTGATTGCGTTGCAGTGCCGCCATGGTAGATGGATTAACACCGAGCGTCTCGCCTAGATATAACTTGCTACGCGGCTCTCCTGGCTGTGCCCACTTTTCTTTAATCCACTGCAATGATTGTAACCGATCACCCGCACGTTCTGCCTGCAACAATCGCCCAGCTAAGATAGGATCGTTAGCAGCAAGAGCTTTGTAAACGGCAGACGCGGTGCCGTACGTCTTGATATCATCGAGCTTAGAAGTCAACGCACCGAGTTGTTGCGCGGCGGTCTTACCGTCAATTCCTGCAGCAGACAATTGTGTCTTAAACTCGCCCACCGCTTTCGTCGTCAACCCTAGATCGAGCGCAAGGTTACGTGATTGTAAACCGCTAATCGCAAACTGATCCATCGCCTTTGAAGCAGAATAAAACGCCGCACCGATCCCGCCGAGACCTGTTAGCGTACGGGTGATCCCGCCGCTTTGATCCCGCATACCTTTTAGCGGCTTGATATTCTTCTCGAGAGTATCACCAAACTTTTCTGTTTCGGCTCCAGCTTTCTTCATGCTGGTGCCAGAAATATCTGCCAGCGAACTAAGCTCTTTCTTTAAATTACCAACACGCTTATCCAACTCGCTAACAAACGCGAGCATTGCTTCTGTGTTGAAATCAGTACCAGGCATTAGTTACTCGAATGCAAAGCGGTTAAAGTCTGCGGTGCTGCCACCTGCAGCAGGAGCCTGCGGCGCACGGTCGATCTTAAGTTTCTTAAACGGTTGGGTATC